ACGCGCAGCCACCTCTCCCAAAAGGAGAGGCACTGGCGTGACGGTCAGGCTTGTTTTTTAGTTGATATGGGTTCTTCGTTTTGCAATCGACAGTGCTCCACTTTTAAGATAAGGTTTCTATGAAACCTGCCCTCTGTAGCAGCGCACTGCCGTTTACGCCCTATTGGGCTTCTCTCATCCAGCTTAGAGTGGCTCGATATGTCAAAGGCTTCCCTACTAGGGGAGCTGTCGAGCGAAGCGAGACTGAGAGGTTTTACTGCGGGTCCGCCACGGCCAGCGCCCGGGCGTTGTTTGCGGCCACAGCGGCAGAAACTTCGGCGGCCTTCGCCTTGGCTTCGTTCTCAGCCACCATCTTGCGGACGTCTGCGCCCATCACACCGTTCATGAACTCTGCGGCCTTGTCCGGGTCGCTTGCCAGTTCCACGTAGAGGTCGGAGTAAGCCTGAGTCGCCACAAAGTCTGCGGTGATCTCATGGCTCTTCTCGAACTTGCGGCCGTCGAGGCTCTTCTTGCCGTAAGCCAGCAGCAGGATCTTCTTGAACACCTCGATGGCCTCACCCACCTTGGTGCTGTGCATCAGCTGCTCCATGTACTTGTCGTAGCCGCCGTCCTTGCTCAGGCCAAGGTCCATCATCTCGGCTTTGGTCAGATTGAACCAGAACTCTTCGACGCGCGGATTGCCGTCAAAGTCGGTGTACGGAATTACTTTCTTGATCATTCTAATCGTCCTTTCCTATCAGACTCCCACGTTAGGGGAAGCTGCCTCGGTAACGCCGCCCAGCAGCTTGATGACCTCGTCCGGAGTGGGCAGGGTGCTCTCACTGTTCTCGGTGCCGTAGATCTTGTCCTCCAGCAGCTTGAGCTTTGCAGCCTCGATGAGGGTGGAGTTGATGGTCATGTGGGCAGTGGGCTTGTAGCCAGTCACCTGAGTCGGGGTGGTGTCGCACTCCCAGCTGAAGGTCTCAGCATCCGGATTCTCGTTCACGGTCTCGTGGCTCTTGTCCGAGGGCGAAGCGGTGCTGTTCCATACCAGATGGATAATGTAGCCCTTCTCGGGGTCGTCGTCTGCACCGATGCGGGTGCGGTAGCTCAGACCGAAGGGGCAGCGCTTCTGCTGACCGATGCTCACGCCCTTTGTCACCTCGACAGAGCCATCACACTGCTCGAACTCGGGCGGATAGGTCAGTGCCTCGAGGGTGTACTTGAAGTTCTCTGCCGAGCGGATGGACGCGTACTTGATGTTGTCGGCGTAGATGTCGTTGGGGTCTGCGCCGTCAGGACTCTCGTTCACAGCGGTCAGGCCGTTCCAGGGTGCGCCGGGGCTATACTTGCCCTTTACCATCGGGAAAACGACGCCGTGGTCAACGCCCAGATGATACAGGCGCTCGCCGGTCTTATCCCATTCCAGTTTGCTCATAGGTCTTGTTCCTCCTTTTTGTTTTTCAGACGGTCATAGTGAACACGTCGTGGTATAAATTGTCCGCAATATAAGAGCGGTCGTGTCTGCACTGGTCGAGGCGTGACACGGCCGCTGTGAGGTCGCTGTCCGGGGTCTTGGTTATCACCGTCACCGTGTAGGAAGGGTGCTGGAGATAGACGTGGCCGTCAGCGTGTACATTGCGGATGCGGTTCAAATCGTATCGGATGCAGGGGTACTGCATTTTCAGGTTGGTGGGCGGCTGATAGTACAGATGTATTTCTCCGACAGTTTCTTGCAGCACCCTCCGGAGAATGCTGTCCAGCCTCAGTCTCTGCTCACTCATGGTATATCCCTCCGAATGTCAGGATGAGGCGCGGGTACTGTACTTTCACGTCCGCCACCTTCCATTTCACGCTGCCAAATTCGGCGTATCGCATGGAGCCGAAATTCTCGTGGGCAAAAGGGTCTGCCACGATGCTCAGCCGGTTCTGGAACGTGACATTGTCGTTCACTCCATCCCCTGCCTGCAGCTGTCGGCCCCACTCCAGCACATCGCCGTAGTATTCGCGCTCCACCATTTCCTCGGTGAATACGCTGGGTGCTGTCTCCACAGTCTGCCCTTCAAAGCCGATTTTTCCAAACCATTTTGCCATTGCTTCGTCACTCCATTTCAATTCCAGAGTCAGTGTACACTAACTTCCATGGCCGCCAAAATTACTCGGCGCTTGCCGTCCAGCTCTTGGCGGCAGTGCTGTCATAGGTATTCACGCCGGTGGTCTCTGCGTATGCGATGGGCGCAAAGTAGTTCTTGCCGTCGCATACGATAAGGCGGCCCAGCATGAAGGCGCGGCCAAGGTCGGCGGCGCTCACCTTCACCTTGTGCTCGGCGTCAGCATACAGCTTGCCGTCGGTGTGACCGTAAGCGACATATGCGCCCACGTGTACGTCCTCGGTACGATCATAAAAAGGTTTCAGGGTCATTTTTAATCTCCTTTCTTCTTAGGCTCCCCTAATAAGGGAGCTGGCGCGAAGCGCCTGAGAGGTTCGTTTTGTGACAGCGCTCTATCAGGCCGCCCACTCGATGGCCATAGCACTGTAGGGAGTCGTCAGTGCGCCGGAGCAGCGGGTCTCGATGAGGTACTTCATGGCGTTGTAGTCGATGTCGAAGTCGTCGAACATGGAGACAGCGCCGCCCTTGTCTGCACCCACGGTGTAGTCGGCCAGATTGACGATGACAGCGGCCAGATCACCGCCCTTGGCGCCCTTGCGGCCTTCCATCTCAGGCACAGTGACGATCTTGCTCACGCGCAGCTTGCGGGCCAGTGCAGCCTCGTCGGCGTAGAGCGGGCGGCCCATGCCGTCCTCCAGCAGGAGCATCTCGGTCAGAGCGTCCTCGGTAGTGAACATGACCGGGGTGCCGCTGCCGCGGTACTCCTTGCGGCTGCGGATGACCTGCTTGATGAAGGCCTTGTACTTGTCCTCCACCTTGCTCAGGCCGGTCGTAGCCACCTGTACCTTGATGGTAAACAGGTCGGCATCGTTGAAGATAGGACGAATGCAGTTCTCGTCGATCTTGTCCTCGCTTGCCGCCTGACGGCCATCGCCCAGGATATAGGCCAGCGCCAGCTCACGGTTCAGCTTGTAGCGCATCTCGTTGTGCAGCCATGCCACAACGTCGAAGCTGGTGATGTCGCTCACGTCGTCGCGGTCGAGCTTCTGCTTCTTGTACACAGTGGTCGGGCCGGTGGAGCGGCGCAGCAGGCCAAAGATCTCTTCGATTTTATAATTGCCCTTCACATAACCCTTGGCGCGGGCATCTTCGGGGGTCAGGTCTGCGAACATGCTCTTGAAGCGGCTGAACGGGATGTGCTTCACGCCTCCCATCACTACGCTCACCCAGTCGTCGGGCTTGTCGATGATGCGGGGCGTAGTATCCAGCAGGTGGTCTTCCGGGAACAGCCAGTCGATATTGTCGATGCCGTGGCTCAGCTCATCGATCTCGCCCTGCTCCACGCCGGCGTTGTCGAAGGCCGCCTTCAGGGTGCCGCTGGTCTTTGCACCCTTGATGATGCTGTTGATGTCGTCGATGCTGTGCTTCAGCACGGTCTGCTTGCCCGCATCCTTGTCGAAAACATTGTGCTTCATGTCGCTTTCATCCTCCTCGTCTTCGCCGCCGTCACCGTCCTGCTCTTCCAGAGCGAGACCCACCAGTGCATGGCAGCATTCCTTCTGCTCGTCGGTCATGCTGTTGTAGACCTCTTCGAGCGTCTTACCGTTGGTTTCCTCGGCCATCTTGCCGTCCTCCTTGTTGTCGTCGGAGTGGGCCAGTACGGCCTCCTCCAGCGGGTTGCCCTCCGGGTCCATGCCATGTTCGAGGCTCAGACTGCCCGGGTCGTTAAAGATAAAGGCTTCGCAGCCCTCATCGTCCATATTGTCAGCGCTGTGCTTTACCACTTCCTGAATGAGCGCGCCGGGGTTGCAGCCTGCCAATACGAGGCTCAGTTCCCGGATGACGCCGTGTTTCACCACCTGTCCGGCCTTCTGCAGACCGTTGGCCCAGATGGAAAAAGCGTTCAGGTCGCCGTTCTCCACGCACTTCTTGGCCGTCTGGCCGGTGGGCGTGTCGTTGAACTTGGCGTAAGCGTAGACCCCGCCCTTGCGGTTTTCCAGCAGTGCATGGCCGATGACATTGTCAAGGCTCGAGTGGTCGTGGTTGTACACCATCGGCACAGTCTGGCCACTACAGCCCTTGAATGCGTCTTCTGCAATGGTCAGCCCGTCGTAACACTTCGTGTTCGCCTTCGTCGCCCAGCCGCTGCAATCGTAGTCAAAATTCACCATTTTGATTTCTCCTTTCTTTTAAGATTCATTTACCATCTGCTCCACAGCCTCTCGCCCTCTTGTGGCGGGGTCACTGCCAATCTGTGCCGCCTGTCCCGCGTTGGGAGAAAGATTCTTGTTCAGCAGCTGGTCTGCCTTGGGGTCTTTCGAGGGTTTCATTCCGATGACCTGACGGAACTCATTCGACGTCATGATCTCGTTACGGGTGAACTTGTCGGCCATCTCTGCCACCATCGAGACGGGTGCCAGCTTGAACGGGTCGCGGAAGTACATGATGCTCTGCTTAGCCTTGAGGTCTTCGCGGCTCAGGAACTTCCGTTTCAGCTCGTCCACCACAGCCGCCACAAGGGGCTCGATGACTCGGTTCTCGTAATTGGTCATGACAGTGTCGTCCGCTGTGCCGTTCATGATCTCCGGCGTCAGCCCCAGCTGGCTGTAAGCCATGTTGGTCAGGTACTCGATGCTTTTCAGCAGGTTGTTCTCGAGGCTCCGGTTCAGCTGGGTGATATGCTCCGTGGCGTCGATGTAGCCGATGCCGTATCGGCTGCCCGCCAGCTGCTCTTCCAGTGTCTTCCGCCGCTCCTGCGCCTGTTCTTTCCGGGCAGGGCTTTTCACGGTGTAGGGCAGCTGGATGATGAGGTCGAGCTTTCCGCTTCCGGCCTGCTCGTCCACGGCGTCCATGATGCGCAGCTTGCTGATGAGCCGCTGGACGGTGCTGTTGGGCTCGTTCATGACAGAATAGAAGGGGTTCTCCACGATAGCCGCCCGCTCTTTCGGCAGGATGACTTCTTCCTTCTGCCCGGTCCTGTCGTTGTAAAGCTCCACCCGTACATCGCCCGGGTACCACTCCTTCACCTTGCCCACCCGCATCGACCGGATCTCTGTCTCCCCCGTCACCGGGTCCTCGTCGATGTCCACCGGCACGATGGCGATGACGCCTTCGTCCAGCAGGGAGAGATAGATGTCGTACCGCAGAGCCCTGCCCGTCTGGTCCTTGTTGGCCGAAAGGTTCAGGCATGAATTAAGGCCCGAGTCCAACACCGCATCGAAGCGGTCGTTTTCGTCGAGCCTTACGTGGTTTATGGTGATCGCTGTGGCGTCCTGCGCCATCCGGGCGTAAATTGCCGTCAGGATGGTTCGGTCGGTCGTCCGGTTCAGCCTTGGCCGGTCGGGCCGGTAGCTGTAGCCCCCTCCGTACACCCGGGGAGGGTCCCGGTTCAGAAATGCGTTCCAGGCGTGTTTCAGCCTGGAGCCAAAGGTATTAGGCATCTTTATCCTTTCTAAGGAACCCGAGTTGGGGTGCCCAGCGTCTGCTCACATCCGTTCGCATCCTGCTGACCCCGGCCAGTTCCTCACTTCGCTGTTTCCGCCGCTGGCGGCGCTCAGTTCGTCACCATTTTGATTTTCTCCAGACTTCAACTGTCTTTTTTATCGTCCTTCTTCTGTCCGTTATCTTTCAATGGAAACATGATGTTCGCGAGGTCAGGGTTATGGAATCCTTTTTCGACCAGCGTATGTCCGCCGACTCCCAAAGCCTTTGCTGTCGCATCTGTCAGAGCTTTCTTACCAGCGTCTTTCATAACATCTTTAATGAAACTTTCTCCAACGTAAACATCATGCCGGAGTTGTTTCACATCCTTCTGGAGCTGCAACCGCTCTTTCTCGAGCTTCAATTCGCGATTCGGGTCATCTACCCGGATGTCGGTCTTGCCCATCAGGGTACGGTACTGGTCTTCCATCTGCATACGCTGGATTCTGGCACGAAGCTCTTCATCCGTGTATGCACTTGCATCTTTTCCAGTCCGCTTCGGCGCGTACTCGACCTGTTCAGCTTCCTCACCTGCATTCCCGTCTCCGTTGTAGTGCTTCTTTCCGGCCGCAGTCAGGGTGCCGTCTTTGTTCTGGTAACGCCGCACACCCCACTTCATGCCCTTGATGCCCCAGTGATAGAGTTCATTTTTGTAGGTCTGCACTTTACTATCACCTCACTTTAGCTGCAATGTCAGCTTCCGCCCCAGCAGCCGCGCCACTCTCTGTGCGCCCTTCTGTACTGCCCGTTTCCGGCGTGCCGCCGACATTTTCTTGTTGTACCGCTTCTTAGCGGCTTTCATGCGGGCTTTCTTTTCCTTGCCAGTCTCTGCCTCGGCCCGCTTTTTTCGGTACATGTTGTTCCGCAGTCTCGTCACCTCGTCTCCCGAGATGTACTTCTTGCGCAGCTTCAGCTTGCCGTCCTTGTCCTCGTACTCCTCGGTGGCCACCCACGCACCACGCCCGTTCGGGTGCCTTTCCCGACGGTATGCCCCGGTAAGGCGGGCTTTGCCGTTCAGAGTCTTCTGCTTGTCCCACTCTTTCTGTTGGGCGCGGGTCGGATTCCTGTCGAGGTCCTCGCCTCTGCTGATCGCCCGGCTTCTCCGGTAGTTGTCGTATGCTTCCTTACTATAGAAGTAGTAATATTCCGTGTTGCCGTTCCGGTCCGTGCCTACTTCGACCCGCTGGTAATACTTGTGGTTCTTCCGCGCACTGCCCTTCCCGAATAGCCCGTGCTCCATGAACTTCCAGTAATCCATTTTGAACTTATCACCTCTTTCCGCGATTTACAGCGTTTGCGTACTGTGCTATACTCTTCTCAACGAATATTTTCCTAAAGAAGAGGAGTTCTTATGGCAACGCTTGTCTGCCCGAATTGCGGCAATGAAATAACGCTTAAAGTTTTTACACCCAAATCCGTTAAATGCTCGAAATGCAAGAACACCTTCACAGCCGAGTATGAAGATACAGAAGGCAATTTACACCCCGGTGGTTGGGAAGGATTTGAAGTCGTACATCCCAAAGTTGTCAAGGCGGCTAAAATTTGTGGAAGAGCCATGCTGGTTACCGTTACGGTCTTGGTCCTCGCTGATCTTATCAAAGATAAAGTTGATGAATTGTCGGCCTCTCCCGAGACTTCCCCAACTCTGGATATGACCTCGAATACCACCTCTCAGGATTGTGAAACGACCGCCGATTCTTCTTCTCCGGGTGCATCATCCGAAAATTCGTTGGCATCTGAGGCATCTGAGACATCTAACGAACCTCGAAAATACGCTCCTCGAGATCCGGATAATTATGACACCATCCAAAAAGACCTCGATCTTATTATTGTAAATATGACCAATCGTCACGCTTCACCAGAAAAAAGAAAAGCTGCCGATGAATTGAATATAAATTTAGACGAGAATCAAACTTTCCGAAACCCTCACAAGCAAAGCTATCAGGTCAGAAAAGACCCGGGCAGTGAATAACAAAAAAAAACGCCAGCGTATCATACATCAGCACAATACACTGGCGTTCTATTTTTCGGTTTCTTTGGCCTTATCCGACCTTGCACATATCGCTTCCCACCTCCTGCTTCATGACTTGTTTTATCATAGAATAGTCGGTTTATCAAACCTCACTCAAATGCATCCCGGTTCAGCTTCCACGCCACGTAGGCATCCATCAGCGCCGCCACGGCGTCGATCTTCTTATCGTGCCGCTGCTTATAGAGCTTCCGGTTCCCGTTAGTGTCCTCCAGCGTGATGCAGTTTCCCATGGCAAACTCCATAAGTGCCTCGTCGAACAGCAGCTTTCTCTGTTCGCTCAGCTTCTTCAGTTCGCCCAGCGGCACGCTCTCTGTCCTTGCGCCCTGAATGACCTTCTCGATGCCAAACGGGCCGTTCTCCTGCGCCCACCGCTCCACGAATTCCTTCGCGTTGTAGGGGTCGTAGCCAAAGGCCCGCACGTCGTACTCGCTCTGCAGGATGTAGGCGTCGAGGTCGTCGTAAACCTGCATCATGTCCAGCACAGTCCCGTCGAACACCTGCAAAGTGCCTTCGTTCATAAACTCCTCGTACTTCTGCCGCATCGCCAGCGGAAGCTGTGAGAGGGTGTAACTGGTGATGTAGTCCCGTGTTTTCACCCCGAAATATCCGTTCTCCAGCGGGAACAGGAAGGTAAACGAGCAGAAATCGTCGCCCAGCGAAAGGTCGGCGCCCATGGCACAGGGCAACTGCCAGAAGTCCCGGTGTCGGTGCCGCAGGGTCTCCTCATAAGTAAAGAAGTAGGTGTAGCCTTCCATCGGCAGGTTGAAGCGCTTGGCCAGAATATCATTCCGTGCACCGGGCGAGTTTTCCGCGCGCTCCACATCCAGCTGATAAGTCTCATAGCTCACAGTCTGCCCGAGGTTCGGGTTCGCCTTCAGCCACATTTCCGGCTTGCCTACTTCGTCGATAGAGTCCAGCTTGTAATAGAAGATGGAGACATGCGGGTTGACATACTCGCCCTTCAGGATCTCCATCAACTCCATTTTGATGGTGTCGCCGCAGCCGTTTCGGACAGTACCCTCCGAGCTTGCCGCCACGATGAGATAATCTTCGTTCTTGGCTGCGCCCTGCTCGATGGCGCCGATGGGGTCTTCCCGGATGTCGCAGGAGAGCCATTCGTCCACGGTCGCCACACGGTCGCGCCGGCCCTGTAATTTCTCGATGGTCATGGGGCGTATCTCCAGCAGCGAGCCCGTCAGGAAATTCTCGATTCCCTTCTTGGTGGAGGCCATCTTCACCCGGTCGCTCTTCGCACCCGTGGTGTTCTGGATGCTGCCCATGGTCATAAACTTAAAAACAGGCCCTCTCGCCCGCGCCAGTGCTGTCCGGAACGGCGATAGGACTTCTTCTGCCTGTTTCATGGTGGGGGCAGTCGTCACCTGCTGGGTCGTGCTCTTGTCCACCGTCATAAAGTAGGCCTGTAAGCACTCCAGATACATGGTCTTTGCGGCCGCACGGGTGATGATGAGATACTGCTTGGTGATGAGCCGCTTCTTGATACGCTTGCGCTCGTAGTGTCCCCCATGTCCGCCGGGGTCCGGCACGTACACGCTCCGCTCCACGAAGTAGTACCAGCCGAAGATCTCCTCTGCCCAGAGCTTAAAGCTGTCCAGCAGTTTCAGATCACTGCCATCCGTCAGCGTCAGCTCCCTCTCGCAGAACTTGATAAAGCCGTTGACGGCCTTGTCATCGTAGTACACGCCCGGGTTTGCGATGAGGTCGTCTATCCGGTTCATTTCCATTGAAATTTCCCGGCAGACAGGTATCTCGCCCCGCATCACGGCCTCCCGGAACCGGCCGTAGTAGATGGGTGTGGCCGTGTTCGAGAGTGCCATGATTCCGTTCTCCTTTTATTTTTCTGCGATAACCCAGTCGTCGCAGCAGGTAATGCATAAGTACATCGCCAGATCCTGGACTTCTCGGAGATTCCGGCTTGTGCCGTCCGGTGCGTGAATGATGACTTCTGTTCCGACGATCTCCATAAAGGAGTTCTCTGCCCAGTGCTGACGGCGCACTTTATGTCCCTGCTTCATGGAGATCCACGCAGTCGTCCACGTCATGGTTATGCCTCCGCTTTATCGAATTCGATGTTCAGCCGGAACTCCATTTCTGCAACGGTATTTTTCAGCGCCTCCATGGCGGTCGAACTCTGCGGCGGGTCGAACGCGAGCCTTACCTTTGCGCCCATGTAGGACGCGATGGCCTTCACCCGCTCGTCTCCGGGCAGAAAGTCGTCCCACACGGCACTTGCGTCCACGATGCCAAAGCCCTTCTCCGGCCCGACTCCCAGCTGCTGCAGCACCAGAAATACCGCGTTGATGTGCATGATGATGTCCGCATCAAACGCCGTGTAGCTCTCCGCTATCCCCAGCAGCTTCTTCACGCTTGTCAGGATGCTGTCCATATTTTTCACCTTTGATTAGCTCCTATATTTATGGTATACTTTCTTCTATAAAGGATGTGGTATGATGTCATTAACAATAGCTCTGGCAAACTCCTACGGAATAGTAATATCTGCCGACCGTAGGCTTACATCAACTATTACCGATGATAAAACTAATAAATCTGAATCGTTTCTCTTGACTGACTTTGAGCAAAAAATATTCTGTACGCCAGCCACGCATGGGCTCACTTATGTAGGTGACGCCTACTTATCAAACGGCCAGCGAACATCCTCCACTATTCAGCACGTCTTGCACCAGATGGATTCATCCCTTTCTTTAGAGGAAGAGTTAAACATAGTTAAGGCTTCGTTACTACGTAGTGGAAACCGCCCTGATGTAACACTTTTGGGTGCTGCGATTTCTGACCGAAAAAACGTCGTATTAACTACTTCCACTAAATCCAATAAAATAACGAATTACTGTAATGAGCTTGGAAGATGCTTAGCTTTCACCGGAGAAACCGAAGCAATTTCCAAAATCGTTGATATTTATCCTGTTGAATATCAAGCCTTCCCGTTACAAGAATCCATAAATTACCTTCGATTTCTCACAAAATCAGTCGCTGGTGTAATGAAATATGCGCAGTTGAATCAGACCGTAAGTGAAGAATGCGACATACTCGTTATTTCTCCATTTAAGACTCAATGGGTAACTTCTCCTGAGGATCTTTACTAAGCTTTTACATTCGAATCTTTTGCCGCTGCGGCTGAGCTGTATGTATAAGACTCTTTTTTGCAACTCTCCGACTCACTGTATTTCCATTTTTGAAGTAAAATTAAAAGTGTTGAAAGTTCTCTACCGGACATATTGATTTCGATTATCATCTTTACTTCCTCCACGGGCATGTATCACCCGGTCTGCGTTCTTCATAAGCCAGCTTCAGCGCACTCTCGTCTCCATAATGGATGGCCTTGTGTGTCGCATCCGACACACTGATAACATTCTCCGGGTCGAACAGTGCTTCCCGGTGCTCGAGAATATCCTCTTTCGTCAGAGGGTTGATGTGGTGTATCGTGATGCGCGCCCGGCTCACCTTTCCTCCGCTGGCTGTGATGTCTGCGATAGGATGGTCTTTGCACCCGAGGTCGCAGCCTCCGTCCCGCACGATGATCCTGTCACGGAACTGCCGCCACTCCTTTGAGCGGTAAAAGTCCTGGTTCAGGTATCGGTCAAACCCGAAGGTGTCCTTTCCCACCGTCCCGTGAAGCTGTAAATACTTCAGCCTCTCCTCGAATGTCCCACATCGGCACATTTCGCTGTAGCTTTTCATTTCAGTGTCCTCATGAGTTCGTACACCAGTAATATCATGCCATGTAGGTCCGCCCCGCAAAGTGCAATCCAGCTCAAGGTATTATCCGGTTTCTTCCCCAGCCATACTGCCAGCAGAAAAGCCGCAAAACATGCAAGGAAGCTCGACAACAGTATCCTCTCGAACTCTGTCATAAAGCCGCCTCTTTCTCAGATATACCCGTGGTCCATTGCAAATGCACCCGCAATCAGGAATGTAACTGTCACAAGAAACACGGCCCACACCATATTGTCCTGTTTCTCATTCACGCCGCCGTATTCACCGAACCAGAACACCTCTCCAAACAACGCCGGGACTGCCACGACCCAAAGCATCCGGAACACCTCAGCACTCATACTCTTCTCCTTTGCCATCATCCTCGCCGGAATACTCTTTCATGGACTTGAGCACTTCCAGGTACAGCTCCTCGTTGTCCTTTGCTGCATTGATGGCCTCAGTCTTAGCCCGCAGGAGCTTGTTCTCTTCCTCGAGCTTCTGCTTTTCCAGCATCGTCTTACTCGTCGCCAGCTTCAGGAAGTGGGTGGTCTCTGCAGAAGAGGCTGTTCCTTCCCGTATCCGCTTTTCCACCAAGTCCATCGCCAGTGAGATCATCTGGTTTTCTCTCGCTTCCGGAGTCAGTGCCGGCCTCATTGCGGGCAGGTCGGCGCCGGAAGTTTTTCTTGCGCCCATTTCCGGCACCATCCTTTCTGTAAAATTCTGTCAAATATTGTTCGCGTTCTCATCCGCCAGATTTTGGTTACCCGCCATTGCTGGCGTTTTTTGTTTTTGCAAAGTTTGCCACGAATAACTTCATGACAAAAATAAAAGGTTTTTCTAAGGGTTCACGGGTATGTCAGAGCAAAGCAGTAACTCGACACAAAAGGAGGAAATGATTTTGGGAAAGTTCTATTGGAGGTTGAACGATCATGAAAACGTATCCATACCCGTACCACAAAGGTATAATAAGGGAGTGTACCCGTGAACCCTTAGAAAAACCGCCGAAGTCCGGTCTACTCCCCAGACCTCGGCAAGTTTGGCTTTTGTCAGTTGTCCTATAAAGCCGCGAAATTCCAATGAGTTTTTCGCACATTCGATATATTGACTCCTATTCAACTTTACGATAGACTTGGTACCAAAGGAGAAAGCAGTATCCATCTATCCCTAAAGAAAGGAGGTGTACTCGAAATGCGAAACAAGAAAATTCGGAAGTTATCCAAATATCTCTCTGATTCACAGCACACTCATTACGTCCCTGTAACTATGGAGCAAATGCATCAGAACATCATCGGAGCTCTCAAAATTTTCAATTCCTATATGAGTGTAGTTGTTGAAGAGAGTCAGAACAACTGAGTATAAAAAACGCTGGCATCCGTATGGAGGTTCGGATACTGGCGTTTTTGCTTTGTAAAATATCAACGGAGTCTGATATAGGACATGAAAGCCCAAATATCAATTTTCCCTCCGGAGAAATATCAAAGACCGGCGCGATTTGAGAGGGGGTGTTGATTTTGCGACCCCCTCCCTATCCCCTTACGCGCTTTGCGCAAGGGTCGTGCCGTCTTCGACCTCCATCTTGAGCTTCTTGTAGATGTTGAGCGGGTCGTTGGCGATGATTTTATCAATAGCCTGCTCAATTTCGTATGCATTCTCTGCATCCGTCAGCTGGTCAGAGGTATAGGCCAGCCGCATCAGCAGTCCGCAGGAGTTGTAGCCCTTATCCATATCGAAACGATACCAGTCGTCGAACTGGCTGTAGGGATTATAAGGGTTATCGGTCGTTGTTAAAAAGCATCGAATCATAGTTCAAAGCCTTCCTTACTTATTCAGAGCACTGTAAACAGTGGACTCGGGAACACCACAAGCTTTGGCAATTTCGTTATAGGTATACCCGTTGGCGAGCATCGCTTTTGCTTTGGCCATCTTCGCGTTGGTTATCACAGTAGCAGTCTTCGGCATCGCACGTTTAACGATTTCGTCCGGCTTAGATGCGTTGAGAATCTTCGTCAACTTAGTATGCGTAATCGCTCCAGCTTGGACAGCCTCCCATTCGCGATCGGTAAACGTAATACGTGTTTTACTTCCGCTTGCTCCAACCGAATCACGAGCACGCTGCATCTCGACAGCAGAAATCTTTTTAATTTCCTTCTTGTCTTTCTTAGGGTCAAGACCTTGTGCCTGAATTTTAGCCTTGATATTTGCGTTGGCAATTATCATTGCGCGGCGTTCCTTCGGCTTGTTGTCTATCACAGCTTTCAGCTTAGCATCAATAGATTGAACTTCAGTCCGATACTCTTTTGCCGTAGCTGGATTATATTCCATATTTTCAGTATGTACGGCTTCTAACCGTGCTTTTCTAGCGAGGTTCTTCAACTGATTAGAAAAATCAGCGTACAAATTTTCCTGTATTGTACCAGATGAGAGTGTCTGCGCATCGGGGGTTTGCGATATAAGACTGACCTTTGTCTGCGCCTCTACTCGCTTGCCTGTCTTTGGATCAATATAAGTACGTCCGGACTCTTTATAAATGAGGTTTCCCGTTTCGGGATCAACATGAGCGCTTCCGGTACGTTCGGGGACATATACGGTCTGCTTACGGCGAGACAGCAGCGTGGATGCACCACCAAACCGCTCATTGCCGTCCTCATCCACACGGATCTGCCACTTCTTCTTCAGTTCCTGAATGCCATTCTCCCGCTCAGACCGCTTGTAGTCCAACTTGTGCTTCTCTGCATCAATGACGACCATCGAATGCTTGACTGCACGGGTGATTTCCTCAGGAGGAGCACCACGAAGCGTCATGTCCGTGATAAGGTTCGAGATGATGCCCATCTCTTTCTGCTTTTCTTCCTTTTTCATCAGGCGCACACCATTCGGGTTGCCTTCAGGAACAGCATAAGCAGTCTTTGGGTCAAAGTCTTTCAACCCTCTCAGCGCAGGCGTTGCTTTGACAGCCACCTTGCTGGAAATGGGGATAGCAACGACAGTGTCACCATCGAAGTCTGCGCCGGACAAACGCTCTGCAACCTTGGAGTTGATACCAATAGCATCCTGAATGTTGCCGAAGTTCCGCTTACCACTAACATTTTTGTTGTTGACCGTGACGATAGGAATCTCGAAAGTGCCCGCATGAGGATAGCGAATCAGTGCGAGTTGTGTGCCGTTCTCATAGGTCGGGCAGTAGCACTCTTTCTCGCTGATTTTGGTCAGCGGCAGGATGACCTTGGTAGACTGACCGGGAAAAGAAGAAGCCTTTAGAGTCATGGAGTTGCCCTCGCAGGTGTCTGCGAAGTCCATTAAAAGTTTCTGCTTGATGGTCGGGTTGGTACATTGCGTTATCTCTTCGTACTCGGCTTTGCGGTCGGCCAGAGTAAGATTGAGCTGCTGCTTGATGAGTTTGATGGGTTGTTTAGAAAGGAATTGTGAGGACAGATTTTTTGCCATCGTGTCCCACTCGCCTTCCTCGCGAAGCTTGTTGATAGGAGACAGATGCTTCTGACCGTCAGCGCCAATGTATTCGCTCTGACCTGCTGCAGTCAGTGCTGCACCAAAGGGATTGTCCGGGTCGTCCTTGATGGGCTTGAGCACCTTCATCTTGGGTGTGCCAGAGGGTTTATTCGTATTGAAAATGACATCATATCCATCAGGCACATCGTCAGAGTAGACAGCCATACCTTTGAGGTAGTGACTGTTATCCACCATGATACGAACCTGTGCGTAATGGCTGTTACCAAGGCTCAGGTCATCTACACCGCGCCGAATCTCGATAACGCCGTCTTTGTCCAGACCGCCTTCGTCACCATAGCGAATCGCAACGCGGTCGGAACTCATGCTGGACGGACGCTGGAGCTTCTGGAATGTCTCACCGCCATCATCCGAATGGTAGTCACCCAAAGACTGAATGTCACCTTGATGCTCATACGCATATTTCTGGTTGTACTCAGGTTTTGCAATAACCATCACATTGGTCTGCTGGTTAATATTGGTAGGTTGCCGAATGCCAACGCCGTAGCGCTGATAACCATATTCAGCCTCAAGTCGATAGATTGCTTCGTCAAGTTTGTCAGGCGAAACACCCAGGACCTGATTGACGCCTTCGGAAACGTCAACCATGCCTTTCTTGTCAACCTCTTTTTTCAGGGTTTCCACAAGTGCTTTGGTATCGGTTTCTTTTTTACCGGCGTTACCTTTATAAATGGAGCGCACCGATGACTCCGAAATACCGAGTTTGTTTCCAATTTCGACCCATCCAAAACCATCTTCTCTCAGTGCACGAACCTGATCGTACTGAAGCGCTCTTCGCTGATTAGCGGCCACCTTTCGAGCATATCGGAACTCTGTCGTGCTCATCCTATACTCCTCGGGGAGTGTGGCATTTATTTGAGCAACGAGTTCTTTTTCAGTAAACTTACCGCTTTTTTCAAGCTCTTCCACACGGGAAAGGAAATCGCCGGAACGCTGATAAGGATTCTCACCAGAACCCCAAGGATAGCGGCCGGAGTGGCGCTTGGTACCGTAGTGTTCGAGGCTGTCGGTCTCGTCGTCTACGTCATAAAAGAATTTGATGTCTTTTTCAATCGGATTCATGCTGCTTCTCCTAACTTCAATTCCGTAATGATTTTATCAAACTCGATGATTTTGTCCATGATAGGCTTGATTTCAGCCTCGGTCGGGTTGACCGTAAAGACATCATCGTTCTGATAAATGCGGTTTTCGATTTGGATGTCCTGCGGGTGTACGCGGTACTCCAAACAGAAAAGTGCATCATAAATAAAGAGCTGCTCCATATGTGCAGGAACAGCTCCGGTCTTGAGGTCGTGGATTCGCAGTAAGTTGTTCTTAAAAGTGATAGAATCTGCCGTTCCGAAGCAGTTGCCCGAATAATAGAGCACCTGTTCCGGTGTCATACGGAAGCCGATGGCATCGTTGACGTAGGCGTTGAGCGTCTTTTTGCTTTTCGGCAGCTTCTGACCAAGAGCAATACACTCTGCCGCAAATGCGTGCAGTCTTGTGCCATTTTCCTTGGCCTGATAGCTGGCATAGGTCTCGGCAAGGCGTGCAGCATCATAGTTTATCCAATGATACTTACTCGCACCCAGAAAGGCGTGCAGACCTACGAGCTTGGAATGATCGTTCCAGTTCATTCAGTATCTCCTCCTTGTTCTCCGGGTAGATGAAAGCAGCATAACTCATCTCGTTCATCTTTTCTACATAGTAGTCCTGATTTGGGCGATGAAATGCTCTTGCTGACTTCTTGCCTTCCAGTGCGGCCCATGTGTCTTCGTACAGAACCACGAGGTCAGGAATACCCTGTATCTCGTTAGGGTCTGCGTGGAGCACAATGCAGCCGGGAAAGCGAGACTTCAGCTCTTTCACCAAGCCGGTCTTGAATGTGTTTTCTAACATGTCAACCTCCAAAATAAAAAAGGAGTAGAGCACGTCTGAGACGCATTCTACTCCTCCTCATAAAAGAGGCAGATTTTTTCGCGTGAATTTTTCACGCGAGGTGTGTTTTGGGCAAAAAGAAAAGCCCCTGCGTGATTAGCGCAGAGACTTGTTTGATTTAATGCTTAGTATCCAGAAGTCAGCTCTGTATACAGCTCGTTCGGACCAACCATATAAGTAGTACCTTCATCGTGGTTCATGAATGCACCATAATCGTCGCATAAAGGATGGCTGCCGTATGTATAATCCGCCAAACTGTAAAACTGCTTATTTATCCCTTCGTATGTACGACGTTTACCGCACTGTGGACACTTCCACGTTTTGCGGCTCGCTTTGACAAGTGGGACTGCGCAGAAGCGGCAAAGTGGTTCTTTAGTATGAATTTCTACGCTTCCGTTGTCATAGCAATGAACTTCGTTGCCATTAGCATCGCATGTCATCCATTCCTCAAAACCATCTTCGTTTGAGAAACTATGGGCCCGATCCAGACCATGATTTTCAGCATCTCTCATAGTAGTCACCTCATCAGAGCTGTGTGTTATACGTTGCAACAACGATAGCACTTCTGCATACTTTGGTTCAAGTGAAAACTGTTAGGAATATGTGAATTTTCCGTGTCGTGACCAAAAGCCCACTTTTTATCGTTACTTATTATATTATTTTATAAAAAATTTTATTAAATTGAAGAAAAAAGTGGGTTTTTGGGCTTTTGTATATTTTTAACGTAAATACGTTAAATTTTGTGGCCAAAAATATTTTCAAAAGTGGGCAGAAAGTGGGCTTTTGACCATTTTACCGTCAAAAAGCACCAAAATGCTCCAATATTGACGCGATAAAAATCATTCCAATACCGCCAATCAGCAGTATTCCAGAAACTAATAGTGCCTGTTTGTCTTTCTTTTCTTCAAACTCCATCTTCTTCAGCTCGAGCTCCTTGGCGTCCTTAGACTCCTGAATCCGTGCTTCATCCACGAATCGATGCGTCTCCTGATAGTCATCGAGCCGCACTTTCGTCCCGCAATACTCACAGAACATAAAGTCGCGGTTCTCATCTTTCACCGTAAGTTCAGCGCCACAGCTGGGACATTTTACAGTTCGTGCCATAAAAGCACCTCCTCGTTATTGAATTAAGAATATCATGTAAGAATCAAAAGGTCAACCCATCAAGGAGCACGTATCCAAATATACATCATATTAACCGTCATTTTTATGCTTTTTTACCTTACTCAACATTGTTTTACGATGTACTTCGTGCTATACTGATACTAATAAAGGCTAGGTATATGCTGTTCATGGTATTTAGCCGCATATAGAGCCGTTACAAGGGAGGATATTATGGGTTCCAATTTGACAAAGGTTATGCCCGACGTTGATGCATCCAAGGTCGTTTCTGCGGTTTTTAAGTATAGCGGCAAATGTGGTGTATATATTGGCCGCGCTGTATTGAACACCGGCACTACCGCTATTAAGGCTGTAACAAGAAGCGGCGTAAAGGTAATGACCACTGTGGTAATTCCCGAAATCAAATCCAAAGCACATAGGGATGGTGTCGTAAAGGATCTTCTTAAAATGGGATTTAATCAGGAAACCACTGCGTCCATGATGAACATTTCTCAGTCTACTGTATCTCGTATTCATCGAAAGTAATACATCTTACTCTCCTTTTAACTTTGTAAAATCAAAGCCTCACACTCGCTTAGCACACGAATGTGAGGCCTTTTTATTCACTTAGCTCTGAAGCACAAAACACACCTGTGAACTTACGCTTTCTCGCCATCCCACACATATCCCGTCTCCTCATACAGGAGCTTCGGGGAGATGTAGTAGGAAATCCGCCCATACCGCGAGTCCATCTGCTTGATGTCCGTGATGACTGCCCCGTTTCTCGTGGCCTTGCCAATCGGGAGCCAACCTCCAATGATACCAGCCCGTATCCACGCAGAGTCACGACCGTAAACTCTCGCAGCTACTCGCACCGGAACAGAGCCTTTTGCAAATTTGATTTCTTCCATAATTGTTCAACCTCCAAAAATTTGTGTTAAAGGCGGACTTTTCCATCTCTTACATTGGGCATCACCTCCTTTAATTCTTATCCTAGAATAGAAAAACAAAGAGCCGCAGATTTCTCCACGGCTCAATGCCTCGATTAGTCTTTCACTTTTTGTTTTGCAATGCCGATTTCAATAAACCCCAGCCGGTGCGTAATTGGTGCGCACTCCATGTCGTGCGGCAGAGGCCAGTTATTACCAATGTCGAGTCCACACTGCGTGAACCCTTTAGTATAGCCATGTACCCAAACGCACATCGTACCAAGTGCAACAATCATACCTCCGATAAGTTTCTTCATAATTTCAACCTCCAAAATATAATTTTGAGACTAATCATCTCATAAAGCAGGCTGAATTTTTCGCGCCAACTTCACGGCTTCACTTCCACATCAGGCAGAATATCAGTATGGAAGTAGAGCTTATAGTGGTATGGGTCGGTCATCGTACCAGTAATGTCCTCCACGACATACATCGTATAGGAATTCAGGTAAATATAATTTTTCTTATATGTATTAGGCCCAGTCTTGATGGTACACACCAGCTCGTTGGACGAGTTGTTCGTAATGGACATCAGGCCTTCCGCTTCGAGAATGACTTTATCCGTTCGAGCGTTGTAAACCGTGATATGCCGCTCCGTCTCAAAGTAGTTGGCCTGCTTCGAGATGTTCTTGTTGACCTTTTCAGCCTCTGAACACCCACACAGGCAGCCCACCAGCATCACTAGGCACATCACACAGCAAATAATACGATTTTTCATAATTCAATCTCTCCTTCATGTTTCAAAAGCCACCCTGCGGCAGCATACAAAAAGCTCCGAAGTGATACTGCCGAGTAACAGTCATAGCCTATTACTTCAGACATCAGCACATTCGGAGCCTGCCCAGTACGGTAAACAGCAAAGTCGAGCGCTCTGCGCATGGCCCTATCGATAGATTCCGACGATTGGCCATATTTATCTCCGAGCGCAGCACATAGAGCCGTCAGATTGATTCGCCTGCGCTGCTGGATAAAACCCATCGATTTCTCAAGCGCCTCTCCCAACATCTCAAAACCTACAGTCCCATCAGGTACGCCCAAATCCTTTAGAAAAACGCTCATTGTTTCTCTCATATGTAGGCCTCACTCTTTTACCATACTCCCCTTCCGCGTCTGGTCATCAGCCGGCCAGAACGTATAAATGTCATCAAACACCACCGGAATCTTCTTCTGAACCTCCAGCAACAGCGGACACATCAGCTCACGCATCTGGGGGTGGGCCGCCACAGGAGTACGCAGCTTGAAGATGTTGCGCCACTCACGGTAGTTGGCAGTAACCACGATCTCGGTCTTCAGGCACAACGGCAGTACACAACGAGCCTGTTCGGGACGCATGCCGTTTGCGATCATCAGCTTGTAGTCCTTTTCGGCATAGGTCATAGCTTCCAAGAACGAGCTTTTGATCGTAACCTCGCTATCGTTCAGTTCGCAATACTGCTCACCACGGATATAGGACGGCCAGATGAACGTAAGCTCATTGCCAAACTTCTCCTTCGAGTAGTTGCAATACCGCGTGCTCTCCTGTGCAAAGCTTGCAATGCGGTGCCGCACAAGCTCGTTGGCCACGCCACGGTCGCACGTGAAGAGCACGCTCAGCTGAGAATGCTCCAGCATAGCCTCATGCCCCTGCTTCACCAGAAAGCCCACCAGCTTCTTTGCCGACTCACCGTCCAGCGTGATTTTGTCCTCGCTCTTGTAGCAGACCCGGGCCACCCGCTCGATCTGCTGGAGCTCTTTGATGCCGCCCTCAGAAATATCAGTGAGGATTTCGTATTTGGGTTCAACGACTTTCATAATTAAATCTCCTTTTCATCAGTGAATCAACTATTTCAAGCTGACTGAGGCTCTTTCCGTTGGCTCTTGCGACAACAATACTGACATTAAGATCTGGGCTTGGAATAATATACCCAAGATGCTCCATTCTTTTATGATCACAGGTAGAGACTTTAGGACAAACAGCGCACCTTCCAGCTAACTGAGTACAAGCTCCAAATGACTCATTCATGTAAAACCTCCAGAATCGAGTTGAGCAACCAATCAAAACACCGCTTAAAAAATAAAGCAAGTCGGTGCAGCCAATATGCAGACTCCGATGGAATATCTCTTTCTTGACCCCACAGTGCATAGTACAGCCATCGGTCAAATTTGCGAAACGAAATATTATTAGCCAAATACCATAGCTGAGCATCTTGATAGCTGATTTCATTGCGAATGCATAGTTCAACCACCTCTTGCAGCGTAGCGTTGACTTTTACCATTTCCAGCTTATGAGTTTCGTAATCCTCAGAATATAGCCCGATCTCTTTCGTTGGTTCGCCGGCATTGCGAATCAGAATGATGTACGGCTCATTATTTGCATATAAAATCTCAATCGTTTCGGCGTTTACTATCTCTCTTGCCTGGTCAACTGTGATTTTTCCTGTATCTACCAGGTCGGTTATCCAACGAATATCACTATACATCATTCACCTCACCCCAAGAACCTGAAGATAATGAACCACAGGCATTTCAGGGTGAAGGCAATGATTATCAGCCACGCGCAGGCCGCGATAGTAACAGCCAGAACGCCGCCAATAAACTTGCCGATTTTTTCATACATACTCATTGCTCCTCCTTCTGGTACCCGATGAAGTCGCCAACGCCGATGTCACCGTTCGGACATGTATGCGCTCTATACAGCCTTGGTGCTAAAGGCATATCTTTGTGATCCCACTCGAGTTCTCCATTGACCCTGTTCAGGAAATTATTCAGCTCAATATACATGATAGTCTCGGTATGTACCGTCACCGGGCAAAATTCTGCGCCACACTTTCGGCATTTGTAGATTTGGTTGTACACCATGCTCATACAACACACCTCCTCGCAGCATCAGCCCGGCACTCCGCAGCGTTCAGCTCGAAGATAGCAGCTGTAATAAACTCCGGATCACAGTTCTCAAAGTGGTTCCTCGCAATTTCCAATTCTTGTAGAGGATTACAATATTTATGGATTGCGCCAATTTGAGCTTCACATTCTGGGATTCCCAACCAACGAGCCCATTCTTCTGTTGGAGATTTAATTCCGAGAAGCCATTTGATTGGTTCCGTCCATAATATCTTGATAAACTCAGCAATTTTTCGAAGCATTTCTACACCTCCACATCTTTGTGACCTGACGAGCCGTGAGCCAGCCCTTAACATCATCGTGGCCAAGTAGCTGCGCACCCATCACCTCGATAAGCCCCTGCTCAAAGCCATAGGAACCCCAACCCCAAACGCCATCCCAGATACGATTTCCAGCAGCATCATATGCAATGATTTGCTCACCGCAATCGAGCCGTCCGCCCGGAAGATACTCCTGACAGTCTTGTCTGTCCATCTCTGGCCAACGACGTCCATAAGTATGCGGAACCTTAGCGTGCTTCAGCAGAACATCCAGCTTCTGCATCTCGGTCATGTAATTCCAAACCCGGAGTTTCCAGGTTTTCTTAGACATGTTTCTCATTTCTGCATTTCCTTTCGTCAGTCTCCATTGCCTTTACGATTTTATGCTGGATATAAAGTACACAGCCAGCCTGACTGCCACACCCAAATGAAGCCAATAGTCCAGCAATAGCATTCAAAGATTTCAAATCCTCTTCAGCAAATATCATTTAGCGTTCACCGTTCCTCCTGATACTCTACAATTTTGGTCACTTCACTCTGAACCCGGCGTAAGAAATCACACGCACCCAAGCAACCGCATTCCCTCAATGCCTCAGCGATATCGCCTAAACTATCCATGTCGGTTCTTGTGAGATTAACTTGAGGAATAACTTCAATATTCTCCTCTGTGATAAATGGGGTATAGTCTCCACAATGGCAGCATTTAATGTTCATACGTTGCATATAAACATCTCCTTCAACGATAAAAATAAAGAGCCGCAGATTTCTCCACGGCCCAGTTCTCTTATTTATTGAGTTTTGTATTTGCCTCAACAAATTCTTTCCTAGCTTCAATCATATAATTATTGAAATATTCACTCCCATTATGAGCATTCATATACATGTCATTGGCACCCTTCAACTTCCCTTGATAAAGTCCAAGTGCATATCCTGCATCATATCCTTTTCCATAGCGTTCGCAATATACTTTGCGAACCTCTGCATTGTGAATACGAATCAGCACACACGCCCCAACAATACCAGCAATAGTGATAATACCAATTTTCCATGCTTTTTTCATAATAAGTATCTCCTTTCAAATATGAGTTTACCTCATAAAGGAGTCTGTTATTTTCGCGTCTTCTCCTCGAACTTCACCGGCTTCACCGTCCCCTCCCGCGCACACTCCGTCAGGCACTCATTGCAAGGCTCATCCGTCTCCAGCACCTTGAAGTTCTTGCACTTCGGGCAGTAGAGGTCGTAGCGAACCTCACGCATCCAGTTATTCATTATAAGTAGTCCTCCATATCTAGAACCATCACTTTCCCACAATCGGGGCAGATCAAAGACAGTGTGCAGGTCAAAATACAGACCTTGAAATTCACATTCGGCAAAATATGTTCTGTTCCATCTGTCAAAGTACATCCGCATTTCCTACAGCGAACGGTTTCGCGCATCCAGTTATTCATCAGCGCTCACCTCTCCCACCTTATAAATACGTGTCACCTCACGGCAATCCGGGCAACGAGTGATAGCACTGTCGCGCTTGATGCTAAAAGACCATGCACACATGCGTACCCAGTCATCTTCGCTCACAGGCCACTCCTTACCGCAGTTGGCACATTTAGTCAAGACCATTTCGGGTGATTTCTTATCATTTGCCGCTTTCTTCTCCTTGACCACAAACCTATCATCCAACTCCGGATGGGTCACGCGCTGGTTCAATGCCCAGAGCAGATTCCAGCAGGCAGCGCGCAGGTGGTCCTCGTCGTCCATTCCGACCATGTACTTTGCTAAATGGCGAGAAGCACTGTCCAGCAGCGAATGCAGCGGAATCCCCTTATCCACGTTATGCTCACCATACTTCAGTGCACCCTCCTCGCAGTGCTTGCTGACTTCCATGATGCCGTACCAAGGCAGAAGATCCATCCGTCCCTTCCCTGCGTGCATATCGCGCTTGGCACCGGTTTCAAACTCCGTGCGATCTCCAGAATCTTTAATCATTTGTTTTACCCTCCAATATTGGACTAATCATGTCTTGTGTTACAAACGAGAAATCGTCATCTTCTATTTCTAAATTCCACATGTTGATGATTAGAAGCAATGCCGCATCATCATCGAAAAGACGTGCAAGTTTATCTTCTCCCATTTTCTTGAGTCTGAAAGCAATTTGCTTGCTCTGCCTTGCGAAATGACATCTTGGATGGAAGAACTGTTCAGGACTTCTAATGACCTGAGCGACTTTTCGCCGAGCACAAGAGCCAGCTGATATATATTTGCATTTGTCGTCAAACAGGTATCCGATGATTTCGCCATCGAGCCTCACAACAAATTTCTTCCAGATTACCGAAAGAGGGCTATCCGGTGCAGGTGTGTATGAAAAGCCGCGCATGGAAATATACTCTCCACTTTCGCCAAAGTGATCACTGAGAAGGATGCTTTGAATCTTTTTTCTAGTTTTCTTAGAGATATTCATAATTTACTCTCCATAAAATTTCCTCTCGTTAAACGCTTTCTTTGAGTTCAGTGCCCTCGAAATCGCAAGGTCGATCCCCGCCCTTGACTTCAGATGGTAATACCACAGATTCTTGTACGGGGTGTTCAGCCGGTCGATCCGTCCTGCAGCCTGCCCCATAATCTTATAGGAGTAGTTCTGGCTGTAGAATATAATGGTGTCCGTCTTGATGCAGTTCCAGCCCTCTGCCCCGGCATTGTACTGCACGAGATAAACCCACCTGTCGCCGTCAGGAATTGGCTGATGTTTATGACCATTCCACTGAGCAACCTCAACGCCGTGGTCATAAGGCAGATTCAGCAAAATGTCCAGCTCATAGTCAAAATTATAGAAGATAATGACTCTTGGCCGCGTCATGCAAATATTAAGGACTTCCTGCTGCCGGCTTTCATCGGAATTGACAAGCTTCCTCAACATATAGCAAAACTCGCTGGCTGTCTCTATCGGTCTATCCTCCCAAGGATTCCAGCGGTTCTTGCAGATTTGCAAATACTTCGGCTTGTCATAGTTCACAAAAATATTCTCATGGTGGGATACTGTGGCCCGCTCGAAGTCCATGTCAACCAGAATCCGTTCCCGCAGCCGTACCAGTCGCTGTGTGTTCAAATATCTGTCGATCTTCGGATATTTGGAAAAGCGGCTGTAGACCACATGCTGGTTGTTAAATTCAGTCCGATTTCGGAAGAAACCGTTTGCGATGAACACCGGAATATAATCTGTCCAGCAGTCCCCCGGCGTAGCGCTCAGAAGAATCCACTCATTTTCCTTTGCGATTTTCAGGAAAGACTTGACCCATTTACCACTGCCAACGACTCTCTGTTCATCAAATATAACAAACGCATTCTTCACACCTACGTACTTTTCGATGTTATTCCAGGAATCCACCGTTACACTGTGCTCGTAAATATCAAGCTCTGGATCGGTACTCATGTAGAAATGAGCCAACTCTTCGTCCCACTCACCCGTATCCCGTTTCCGGGCAGTCGTGATGATATAAAGATCCGGGGGCTCTGTCATTTCCATTGTTCATTTTCCTCCAGTAATTCAGGTCAGCAAATACCAGCCGACCAAAGTTTTTCGTATCTCGGCATGACGTTATCCTCAGAAGTACCCTTCCATCGTCGAAGTTCTCTTCGATAACGCCTTCCATCGGGATGCAGATTTTCGACACATAAACGTCAGGTTTCATTTTCTGCCAACCAGCCCATCAGCTGATACCAAATATCAATCCGGCGCATATCCTCTTTCGGATGCATCAGCGTGAAAAGTCCACCGGCACCGTTGGGCTGATATTCCCGAGCATTGAATCGGTCCAGCACACTCTGCGCCCGCTCCTCGTTGAAGCGGGTGTCGTCCATTGCCACAAGCCCGAGGCTCACGACCATGTTCCAGAACCACTGCCCCACCCGGTTTCCGGATGCAGCATCTTCCAGAATGTGCTCCTCGATGCGGATGGACAGTGCCACCATCATCTCAAGCATGCTGCACGGAATACCGGCGAAAGCGTCCTGAACGTCCTGATACACGACATTTTGCGTCTGCGCAAACCGGTATCGCAGGTCGAGGCCGTCCTCTGCGCGAGCCCCATCCAGCTCACAAGACGGGGTAAAGTTCTGGTTGTATAAGAAAGTGAGCAGTCTGTGGAACGAAAGCCCCCTCGGCTCCCAGTCTCCACAGACCCGCTCATAAAGCCAGTCAAAATATTGACCGGCAAGGTCTGTGTATATCATTCGTCCTCCTCATCCGGGTGCAGGTCACAGAAGCTCTGATTCACCTGCAGGATCTCGTAATCCTTGTGATAGTTGTGGTTTCGGACATGGATGGTGTTCGGCATGAACTCGCCGAAGTGCTTCAAGGCCTCATCGCCGATGGCTCTGGAAATATCATCCTTATCCATCGGCTCCCCTTTTCCCTCCCCCCTGAGCTTGCCATCCGCGTAGAAGCTCAGAAAGCTGGTCTCATAATTCTCATCTGCACCAAACTCATCCGGCTCGATGATCTCGATGGCCTGCTCCGGCTTCCGAATATCTTCCGGGTCGCTCTCGGTGCGGTAAGGCCCCATCGCCAGCTCAAAGCCCTTCTGGTTTGCCTTTTTCTCGACCTCTTCGTCGAGATTGGCTTCCCGCTTTTCCCAGTGTGCCTTCAAGTCCTGCACCTCCTTCCTGTATTTTTCGTCATAAGCACGCCGCATCACAGTGTGCATAAAGTAAGCTCCGGTTGCAAAGCCAGCGCCAAAGAGCAAAATATCATGCATTGCGTTCTTCATCGGGTTCTCCTTTTACGGTCATCAGGGTGAATGCCAGCCCGCCAAAGAAAAGGGAGACGCTCATCAGAACGCCTCCCACAACATGGCGCTTGCGCTGGGTGTCAGTCAGATAGTCCAGAAACAGGAACACGTTTTCCAAACTGTCCATAGCAAAATATCCTTTCACTCAGCAAGAACAGCCAGACCGGAAGCAAAGCACACCCCGGCCATGACTGCGAATACATAAGAGAGTCTCTTTGCGATCCTTGTCATAGCTATCCCTCCAAAATATCAGTCTCAGATCTTGTCGATGATAGGTCCGTCGCAGTTGAAGTGGAGCATCACAGAACGCTCGTCGCCGTTGATAAAGTCGTTCAGAGCTTCATTGCCCGGGACATAACAGTCCGTACCAAGGCTGACGCAGTTCTGCTTCGTCTCGTCCTTCGGGTCATAGATCCAGCCCGCGACCTGACCGACTGCCGTCCGGTGGCAGCCCTTGCCGTAGGGGTCCAGCATATCGATGACTTCGTTCAGGAACAGATGGCCGTTTGTTCTGAGTTTGCGGTTTGCCGCGCTCTCCACATTCCGGATGGTCATGGCGTTCATCATGGAGTCCTTCTCCCAGAGGCTGCAGCTCTCGTCAAATATCATGGAATACGGGTCATTCACATCCCGTGCGACATCCGCATACTCCCTGATGGCCTCCTCGGTGCCATCGTCCTTCTTTTCCTTGGACTCCACTTCCACAGCCTTAATGTTGTGCTCCAGCTCGTGCTGTACACGGTCGCCGAAGCGCTCCGTAACACGGCCTTTGTACTCGTTGAACGCCTTGTCGATGGCGATGTAGGCCGCAGTCAGACTTGCATTCCGCTTGCTCATAATGTGATGAGAGCCGAACATGCAAGCCAGTGAGATACCGCCCAGCGTCACCGCAGGGGCATAGACCTTTGCCAGCCATACGGCTGTGTGGACATAAGTGGCAGTAATATCTTTTTTCATATCATCTGCTGTGTAGGTCTCACCATCTTTCAGCTGCATTTCGCCGCTGTCCACCTGTGCTTTGGTAGTGTGGATAGTCTCGACCTGAGCGTTGTGCTCTGCGATGATCTCTTCCGCCTTGAGCGTTGCCTTACAGGCCAGAACAGCCGCCGTGACGCCGCCGATGGCCGCACCAACGATCATGATGGTAGGGCTGGCCTTCTTGAGCTTGAACTTGCCCTTTGCCATCATCTGGGTCGCCTTGAGCATCATTTCTTCTTTTTTCATAAAATATCAGTCCTTTCTGTTAAGTCAGAGGCACCGGCTTCGGGAACACGATGCTGTACCCGCCGGGGACGTTCTTGATGTATGCGCCGGTCAAGTCCTTCCAGCCATACTTGTTGTCGGTAAAGTTGCAGGTCATACCCGCAAGGTCGTAGAGGTCGCCGATGGATACCTGCCCATATTCCCGGATGGCTTCCCACATCTGGTCGAGAATGCCTTCCATGTCTGCCCGGGAGTCCGAGGTCAGGTTCTGCCAGTTCGGGATGACCCGCTGGTTCGCCGGCTGACTCCGGTTGGGGTTGGCGTAATAGCGGTCGTAGCTGTTGCTGGAGCCGCGTACATAGTTTGAGCTCTGCGAGCGGGATCTGTCCTCGCCAAATATCATGAGGCTCAGCGCCGAGCTGAAAATGCTCCAGATGCCGTTTTTCAGCATCGGGATGGCATAGTCGTTGATGATGCGCTCCTTCACGGTGGCAAGGTCTTCTGCGAGAAACGCGCTTGCCACCTTCTGAATATCAGTCTGCTGGCGTACCGTGACTTTGCCGGTCGTCACCTTCTCCAGCTTTTTCTTCGGCTGCTGACCGGGGGTCTGGTTCAGGCTGCTCGTGGGCATATCGATTTTTGCCATGTTGTCGTCCTTTCAAAATAAAAAAGTAAGAGCTGCAGATTTCTCTACAGCTCTCGCTTTATCTGACATTAGTTCTCCTCTTCACAAGTTTCCTCGTCAGAAGTCACATCCTTCGACTCCACGTTGATGACCTCGTTCTTATTCGCCTTCTTGCTGGCCATCTTCTCCTTGATGTGCTTGAAACCCTTCTTTGCAGCAGGGATGCCATACTTCACACCAGCGCCGATGAGCAGCGCAGCGCCAACACCGATCTTGACGATCTTGCCAAGATCGAGGTTTGCATTGCTCTCACAGCCGCAGCCCGAAGTATAGCCCTCCGCCTCAGCAGGGACCAAGTTCTCAACGGGAGCGTTCTCCATCATAGAAGTCTCGTTCTCCATAGTCACATTGTTCATTTCGTCCATTTTTGTTACCTCTTTCTTAAATATAAGTTTATAATGTCGGAGTATTACCTCCATAAGACAAGCTGAATTTTTCGCGCCGGGGTCTGAAAATATCAATACCCCAGCCATTTCGGAGGCGTGTTGTAGTCCAGTACCAGACAAGGCATTCCCTCTTCGTCCACACGAGAACCGTAGAACGTATCCACCATCATGCAACTCTGGGTGTCCCAGCCCAGCAGGTCACCGTTCTTGCAGTGCTCCATGCCGAGGTAGTCGTACAGGTCATTCTCCGTAACGCTCAAATCGCTGAGAAGCTGCTTGTTCAGGCCGTTCAGCGCCTTCTCAATGGCGTTCCGCGTCGTCCAGAAGTATTTCCCGGACAGGCTCTCCCAGCATTTCACCTTCTTGTCATAGGACACATCATCCGGTGCGAGGTTCTTTGCAGTCGGGATCTCATCCGGTTCCGGACACTTTGCCATCTTTTCCAGCGTGACCGCCTCTTTGATCTCCTGTGCTTTGTCCTCGCCGATGGTTGCAGCCACCTTGTCCTGATAGCTCCGCAGAGCCGTCTCCGACATGGTGTAAGCCGCTGCCAGCGCAGCATTTCTCCGGTCATTGACGCTGCTTGCTCCGATGATGCACCCAGTCGAGACTGCCATGGAGATAGCGGTAGGAATGTACACCGGTGCCGCCGTCTTCACGATGGTTTTGGCATCCAGTTTCTCGACGCCCAGCTCCTGCTTTTTCTCCTCCAGCAGGATCATGGCCTTGGGCGTAGCGGAAATGGCAAAGCCCACTGCGGTGAATGCGCCTGTAATGCCGAAGCCCAGCAGGATCTTCGAGCCGTTCCGGCTGAGCGTCCTCTTCGCCGTTTTGGTCAGTGTTTTCCAGTTCATGTTCATGCCTCCAAAATATCAATGAATTTATAAAAAGAAAGAGCCGTAGATTTTTCTACAGCTCCCGCCTTTTCAGATGTGTCCATTCTGTTTCAAGTTCTGAAACCGAATCCTGCTTCCACGCTGACTTGTCAGCTCTCCGGAGATGGTGTCATAGATGTATTCGTATGTCCGGATCGGCAGGGGCAGCACATACCGCATCGTGCCATCCAGCACGTGCAGCAGTCTCCTGCCGAAGTCCTTCCATAACTTCATCATAGCATCATCCACCTGAGCGTAATAGTTGCGATCATACATAATTCAAATCTCCTTTATCTGTTCAGTTTGGATTTTCTTCCATAAAGCAGACTGAATTTTTCGCGTCAGTTCGCGTTGTTTTTCTCGGCCAGCTGCTTGCGCACCTCTTCCTGCACCATGTCATGTAGTTCGTCCTCGCTCTTCTGGTCCTCGATCAGGTCATGTCCGAAGCCCAGCAGTGCGCTTCCTGCCAGCAGTGCGATGCTTGCCACTCTCCACCAGTTAATCTTAGCCATTGTTAGCCTCCTTCAGCTCTTTTGCAGTCTCCACGTAGTCCGGCGACTCATAGTTCAGATAGTTGTTCACAGGGTCGAGCATGGGTGCCAGATAGTAGACTTCCAGCCCGTCGTCGGTCGTCTGCTTGTCATACTCAAAGTCCATCCAGTAAGAATCCCAGTCATAGATAAGCTGGTCGATGCACCAGCCGCGCTCGTCACCGTCCGGCAAAAACGGCAGCTCGTCCGAGCACAGGTAGTCACACCACGCATTCACGGAGACATAGCCTTCCGTCATCAGTTCCCGGTTGAACCAGTACGATGCCTGCGTCACATCCGCCATAGTGGCATGGAAATATCTTTTTGTCGCAGGCTCGTAGAACAGCCGGATAACGTCCCCGTCCTTGTCACGCTTGACCTCCTCCGCGACGCTTGCGTGAAGCTGCTGCTCTTCTTCCCTGCCGATGCGCTCAGCCACCTGCCTGCGGTACTCCTGATAGGTCTTGCCCAACGCCATGTAAGCGGCGCTCAGGCGTGCGATCTCCTTCCGGCTCAGCATGTTTGCGCCCACGATGCAGCCGATGGTGCCAGCGCCCACCACAGCCGCCGGAATATAAAAGTGCCAGCAGTCCAGCACTTTCTGCCTGGTGTCGTACTCCGGGATGTCCTTGTTCAGCTCCATCAGCTTTTCCGCCTTGATGGTCGCCTTGCCGGTTTCGATCGCCGTGGCTACTACACCTACGGATGCCCCCACCGCCAGCAGTGTCCCGGCGTTCTTGCGCAGGAACCTTGTCAGTGTTTTCGTCAGTTTCATCGTTTAACCTCCAAAATATCAATAAAAATAAAAGAGCCTACGATTTCTCGTAAGCTCTCATGGTCAGTTCTTCCGTTTGGTATAACTTTCCATGAAGAAGTCCATGTACGTAACAAATACGGGTTTGAAAGTATGCCTTGCAATACAAGAAAGTCCGTCTGCACCAATGTAGTTTCCTCTATCATAGAGTCTACGCCATGCTAGGCAGTATCCGTTCAGTCCTCCATATACAAACAGCATAAATCCAATCATTCCCATAATACCAATTTTCAATGCTTTCTTCATAATTGTTCAACCTCCAAAATATAATTCTGAGACTAACCATCTCATAAAGCACACTGAAAATTTCGCGTCACAGCACCCCGGCCTGCTTCAGAATCGCCATCAAGTCTGCCTTGCTCATCTTGGCATCAATGTCAAGATGCAGGTGAACTCTCTTCTCATCCTCGCTGTACCCGGCAAAAATATCATTGAGCTTCACTTCCGTGCTCTTGTAGCCCTGCTTCTGTACGGCCTTGTTGATGGTCCGTGCAGCGACGCCGCGCAGAAAGCTCGACTGGATGTGCATAATATCCTCCATCACAAATCCTCCACTGTATCGTAAAATAGCCGTGTCTCTTCGTTCATCTTCAGGTACTTGATATAAATACGTTCATCGGAACCGTCTCGCTCAAGTGCCTCTTCAAGTTTGTTCTTCTTTTCTTCGGCGACAACTCGATTATCGAAAACGCCATAGATATAAGTGTGGCCTTCGTCAGAGCCATCTTCGGATATAAAACCAAACACCAAGTAAATGTCCATATTGTTCGACCTCCAAAAATAAAATGAAAAAAAGATAAGAGGGCGTGTATCTATCAGATATTATCCTCCAGATTGCTCTCTTGCATCTTCTTCAACATTTCCTTTTCAGCCTTGTAGTCCGTCCACTTCTCGTAAGCCACACATGCTCCGATGACTGCTGCATACAGTCCCAGAACAATGCCGCTCCACTTAAAGCTGTCGCCCCAAGTAACAGGTTTGTTCATAAAGTTCTTAATAGCTTTCATCATAGTAATTTCTCCTTTCAATGTAAGCCCTCTTACCTCCATAAAGCAAGCTGAATTTTTCGCGCCGGACAAAAAGAAAGAGCCTATGTTTCCATAAGCTCTTCCCGAGATAAAGCCGATGCTACGTCGTTTGCCGGTCTATCGTAAAAATATCAGTCTTTCGACGGCCGGAAAATCTGTACAAACAGCCACATCACGAGTGCAACAGCGCACCCGATCAGGAATGTCGTAATGATCTGCCCGACCGAAATCGTATAGTTCCAAATTTTATTAAAAATAGATTCGTTCATAATACGTTCTCCTTTATTTCGGGCTTTATCCCATAATACAAGGAGATTTTTTCGCGTCTTGAGCAAAAGAAAAAGAGCCTGCGATCTCTCGTAAGCTCTCCTCGAAAATATCAATGACTTATGCAGTTTTCTTTACTATGACACTATTTTCGTATAGCTCATGAGGGGCTATATCCTGGCCTGAAGGCCATTCGATGCCTATACCTCCTGGCAGCATCTGAACTGTTCTGAAATAGTCTTCATCCTTTAGCTGCCCATACCATGAGCCGGTTGCGTACGGTGCCACATCGAACAGCTTCACTTCTCCAGTCTCATAATAGAGGCGAAGCTTCAGTGAATCAATGGGCTCAACTTTAATAAGCTTCGGCTGCAACATAACAGTCACTCCTTACTTCAGAGGATCAATGCGGAAGAACTGTTCGCCGTTGGACAAGAGCTTCCAGTTTGCCGCCAAATCATCCTTGTGAATCTCCATCCATGCATCCAGAAGCTTCATCTGGCTCTTAGGAAATTTTCCTTCCAGAATCGTTCCGTCCAGAGCAACTACGATTTCCTGTCCGGAATATTCTGCGTGAATGTGAGGCGTATTATGCTTCCCGCCTATTTCGCGGTACATCCGAACAATAATGCCGTAAAACATACATAATACAGGCATTTTTAAGCACCTCCAGTCAATTCTTCTATTTATATTATATCAAAGTCCAGTGAAAAAATAAAGGCCCTCAAATCGGTACATGGTCAAAGCTGGTCTCCCAGCGTTCTTTCTTGAGCGGTTTCATCCGCAGCGCCCACATGAGCTGTCGGACAGTGACCGTCGGAAAGTACCCGTGCGAGTCCTTCTTCCTTGCGTGAGCATCAAAATACTCCTTGAATCCGATGTGCAGATAAATTTTGTCGGTCAGCCACGGGTCGATAGGTCCCCAGTAGGTCGCTTTGGTTTCCTCGTTGTAGCGCTGTTGGATGACGCATAATCCCTTGTCCCGTTCCATGTAAAGGGTCGAAACACGGTATACCGGATGGTCACAGCGGTATACCTTGCCGTAGTAGTTCGTCCAGATGTCGGGCGGTTCTTCATGGTATCTCATAAAAATAAAAGAGAGCCCGAAGCTTTCGCTCAGACTCTCCAGTCCTCCTTACTTTCTAAAGATGTTCTGCATCAAAGTTCTGGAACCATCCTTGAATGTCGGCGACAGCGGAATGTGTCCTTCTTCCTCGTTGAACCATCCGTTCACCTGGTTCCATACGAATAAGCCGCCCATGATGAGCGTTCCGGCAATGCCGCCCACGGTCTTCAGAATTTCGACCCTGCGGTCAGAGTCAGCCTTCTGCACGTCGGCTTTCACCTGCTGCCACTTCAGCTGCAGTTCGTCTTCCTTCGCAGTTTTGCTGTTCTCTTCCGCAGTCTCGTTCATCTGCATCTCGTGGAGCTTTGCCAGGCTGTTCACCGCAGCGGCATACTCCTCAGAACCGGGCTTCATCGTTTTCAGCGATTCCATCCCGCTTTCCAAAGTCTCGTTCAATAATGTTTTGTTTTCCATTTTGATCTTCTCCTTTATCAGTAAATTCGGAGTTTCCTCCGTTAAACGGACTGTTTTTCTCGCGTCTCCAGCGGTTTCACTTTCAGCACCACATATTCAGAGCTTTCCAGATATTCCACGGATGTCGTCAAGTCGAGAAAAATATAAGGCTGTTCGTTCTCGTCTCCGGGGGCGATCATCAAGTTCCCGACCGCGTTCCTGCCGTGTACGCACTTCCACCCGACCGAAACACCGAACAGAAAGCCCAGCACGATAAATATCAATGCAAGCAGGTAAACCAGATACACCATTTTGAATTTCTCCTTTGTAATATTCTACACTGCCTTTTGGGCGAGTGCGTGATGAAAAAAAATAAAGAGCTGTAGATCTCTCCACAGCCCTTGTCGGCTCAGATGTCCTTCCGGATCATAAAGAGTTCGTTTCTCGATACCGTGATCCGAACTAAGTTGTAGCAGCGGATGTTCTTGATCGCCTGCGTATAAGCTCTCCGTGCCACCTCAGCCGAAGCATAGTTGTGATCCACATACATCACCTTGCTTCGACTTTCGATGAACACTCTCAGCTTGTCCGCCGCATCCACATATCCTCTGTCATACGTCTTGCTCCGATTTTTCATTCTACTTATCTCCTTTGTTTATAGTATGGAAGACATCTTCTTCCATAAAGCGGCAAGAATTTTTCGCGTCATCGTTCTATTTTAGGATAGAAAAAGAAAGAGTCCGAGTTTCCTCAGACTCCGTCTTCGGTCGAATGTTTTATCGTACGCCCATGTAGTATTCGGTAATAAGCTCAAGTTCGTTGCGTTCCACCTCCGGGTAAGAGACGTTCATCGTCTCGTTAAATCCCTTCTCGATAGAATCCATCATTTCCTCGAAACCCTTAACAATATACTTAAACATAGTAGTTACCTCCTATTATTAACATTTCTTTCCATAATAGGAGCTGAAAATTTCGCGCCCGTATGCAAAAAGAAAGAGCCGCAGATCTCTCCGCAGCTCTCGCCTTTCAGTGTTACTTTTTCATCCTCTGTCTCACCTCTTCCGTCTTTGCTCCGACATAGCCGATCAGCTTTGCCAGCAGCACAATAATCAGAATTGCAATGATCAAAGTAAACATAATAAATACCACCTTTCTCATAAAGGCAGCTGATTTTTTCGCGTCACTGCCGCTCGATACTCAGCAGCCAGAAGAACTTGCGGTAGAAGTCGTAGTACATCTGGGAGCCGCACGGACATCCCCTTGCACGAAGACTCCTGTAGGACAGTCCTTCAGTTACACCTTTCCGGATGTACGTTTGGAGCGCCGGTTCCATTTTGGCAATGCAGCAGTCAATGAGTTCAATGTGCTGCGAATAGTACGCTCTCAGCGTTCCTTCTCGTGCAGTCGGGTCAGATGGTACGTTGCTCTTTACGATGCCACCCAT